ATCCGGGCACGGATCGTGCCGAATAAACTCATCAGAACTCTCCATCATCCTCAAGGCCTACCTCTCCTTTCTCGACGACACGGACAGCCTGAAGATACGGTGAGACACCGTGGACAGGGTGTGGCTGTCCTAGGTTGTACTTGATGCGTACCTTGTCGCCATAGCGGACAGAGGACTTACTGACGGGTTCACCGTCGTTGTCGATGACAGGGAACTCGTCGAACTTGGTGGCGAACTTCCGCTGTGCTTGGTTTTTGTACTCACGGATCTTGACGCCCTCTGATTGGAGCTTTTCAGCTTCAGACTCGTCGAGGGTTAAGACCAACGAATACTTACCAGTCGATTGACCGTTGTATACTTCATGCTCTGCTAGGTTAGCAAAAGCGACCGTTCCAGTTACTACTGACATTATCTGACCTCCTTAGGTGCAGGTGTTGTAATTGGGGTGTCCTGTAAGACAGCCCCAAGCTCTAAGAGACGCTTGCCTGACAAGTTAGACAGACACGCATCGTATTGCGGTTCAGGGTCGTCAATCTGGTCAAAGACCCTGTTCCGTAATTCCATTAGTATAATCGCTGTTGAGATATTATGCAACAACATAACGACACTCCTTGATAAATTCTTTCCACTCTACCTTAGTTAACTTAAGTTTTTTCCTATTAGTTTTTTTAATATTAGTCCTAAGGTGTTTCTTAGGTTTTCTAAAGTGCTTCATAAGTTCCCCTGTGTATACTTAAGAGTATACCATTATTCCTCTCTTTTCTCAACAATTATTCCTTGAACAAGATCACCTATTGTGGCTTCTTGCTCGTAAAGCGATATCTTGACCTCTGTTAAGCAGTCACTGCACAAATCAAAGAACTCTCCGTTGGTGTCCTTTCGTGTGCTTTCGTAGTCCGTTAGCTCAGTGTTACACGCTCTGCATCTCATGGTCTTAGTCCTCTTTGTTGTTCCAGTAAGTTAGAGCCCACGACAGGAGCCCTCCTGATATCATGGCTATCGCTATCGCTCCAACCCAGAGCAACACAAAGTCTTCAAATGTTATCGTTTCCATTGTTTAATTGCTTCCTCTAGCTGACGATCGTGTAAAGAGCCCGTAGGAGCCACAGAGAGCTCCTGTGCTCGACGTTTATAAAATTCTGATAGTGACCTATTGCCCTGCCAATCGTGCTCGTCTGCAAGGAAAGCATACCAGAGCGACGCACAGGACATCGTGAGGCCTCCTGAGAGTAGGTCACGCTCGACTGGTGGAACTTTATTCATAAACCGAACCACCGAAAGCCTTAACGATTTTATCAGATAGTTTAATTGCTGTCTGAGCGTCAATCTTCACCCATTCCCCACTTTGTGTTCCTAACTGCGACACAATATCAAGCAAATCGGCCTCGACCTTTCGGCTTTGGTTGACTTTGTAGACCCTGAGGAATTGAAAGTCTTTAAAGGGTGTATGTGTGTTAAAGGTCACAAGGCGGTTGGAGGGTTTAGTCGTCCGCCCGATTTTAACATAACCGCCAAACGTCGGAGATCCGGCCAAGTAGACGAACTCCATGTGTTTGTCTCTCATCTTTGCGGCGTACTCACGGGCATACATAAGCTGTTCTGGTGTTATGTTGACCTTTTTTCTTTTGTACTCTGTGGCGTATTCTTTCGCACACGTTTTACAGTATCCGTGGGGTTTTCCTTTGTACAAATGGAAAGACTCCGCCGGTTTGGTTGTTTGACAGCGTGAACAATGTTTCATTGGTCTTGCTCCTTTTCAAATAGTGCCTCGCCTTCAGCCTCAGCCCTTAGGGTCGCTTGGTATTCGTCCCAAGCCTCGTCAGCCGTAGATCCTGTGATCGTTTCGTAGACGTCAAACCAGACAGTGTTGGTTTGCTTCTGTTGAGTGATTGCAAAGATCACTTCCTCAATGACCCACTCCAACTGTGGGTCGTATTGTTCGTCATGGTCAGTCATCGTCTGCCCCCTGTTCGTAATACTCCGGCTCGTTGAGGTCAAACCCGCAAGCCCAAGCAATCAAACCACCCATTCCCATCACAAGGGCGAACCCTGCGATTCCTACTAGTGTAAAGAATAAACTTTCCCTTGTCATGCCGCATACCTCTCAGCCCTCTGGTCAAGCATGATAGCCTCCTGCATACCACGTAGGAACTCGTAGCACTCCCGTGCTGTGCCGTGGTTAAGGTCACGCACTCCGCCACCTGCATTAACGATTTGCTCGACATGACAACGGCCACTGTAACGCCTGACCATGATATGTAATTGTTGAGCGTGTAGGATTCCGTCAGCGTCTCGCTCGTATGCTGTCAACGGATAACCCTTCTCGTGGTTGATCCAGTCTGTCAGGTTCTCTAAGTGTGCTTGTGTGATTCTCATGGTAGTTCTCCTCGTTGTGTTGCTACCCAGACGACCAGTATAAACCGATCGTTTCGCCTAGCGCAACCTAGGCTCATCAGTGGGCCTTCATAATCGCATCTGCTTTCTGTTTAGCATCTGCGACCGACTCAGTATGGGGATTCCCTATGAACTCCAGTAAATCCATTCCGCTGTCGGTATCAATGATCCGAAGAATCCCATTGGGTTTCTTAGATCGGTAGGCGACTAAATCACCATCATAATACGCCACTGCTTCCCAGTCGTTCTCTAGCTGTTCCGCTGTGAACGTAGTGTTGAGATTGATATACATATGTTCTCTCCTGTGTAACTTAGGGAGACCCTAAGGCCTCCCGTTGTGATTGTCAAGCTCCGTAGAGTACCCGACCTGCCATAAACTGTACGCACTCTCGCATAGTGCCCCTGAAGTTCTCCCGCTGATCGTCCTCAGCTTCTAAGTCCTCGACAACCCACAAGACAGAGCCGAAGTCCTGACCTGAGGCGTGGAGTGTACGAGACAGTATAAACCGTGTACGGTCTCCCTGTGTGTAGCCATGCATTCCTAGGCGATCAACATATATCGTAACGTCCCCGTGTGCATGTGCCATTTCGTCGATAGTTTCAAAAGTTGTCCATGTAGTCATGTTGTGTACTCCTTAAGTTGTTTCCATAGTATATGCAGACACTGTGCCAACTTTTGAAACCCTTGCCATTACTGGCTTTCAGGATTACCATTAGACATTAGTCTAGTTACTGTTGGTAACACTTGGGTACTTTGGTAACACCTGTGTAGTGTGGTTTGGTAACACTTGAGGGTTTCTTGGGTGTGTCTAGAGGGATCTACTCAGGCACACACACGCACCACTTTAGCACACCTTGCCCCACTTTGGTGCAACTTATGCACTACTTTGGTGCACTTGTGTGTAACCTGTGTGTAACCTGTGGATAACTTTACCCACAACTTATGCACACCTTGGGATAACCTGTGTGTTTCCTGTGGATAACTTGGGTGGGGCTTAAGTGTGGCCGGGGGAGGGGGTTGACGTATGTTGTAATTTAGATGTACCCGCTTAGGCACAACAAAAGTCAACTTCAGAAACCCTTCAGAAATGCATAAAAACCCTATTAATATAACAAAAAGCTATAATGAACTACTTAAGGTAACTTTTTGTTATACTTAAGTGTTTTTTTAGAAGAAAAAAGTATAACAAATGTAAACAAAAGGCTTGACAAGTGACCCAAAGGGCGGTATCTTAAGAAAAACAGTAGAAACCTCTTGACATTTAGAAAATATTATGCTATAATATACATATCTTAAGAGACAAATGAGTCATCGTTAAGTAATTCGTTGAGTTAGTCGTTAAGTTTTACAATCATGAAACACTTAAGTACCTATATAGGAGAATACTTATGTCAGAATCTTTATCCCCAAATGGTAAAAAGTTAGGTCGTCCTAGAAAACAAGACGTAGAAGCTAAAAAACCAACCAATAGGGGTAAGGTTGGTCGCCCGAAGGGTGATGCGGCGATCATTAACGAATATAAAGCACGTATGTTGGCTTCACCTAAGTCACATAAGGTGTTAGAAAGCATTTTAGATGCGGCACTTAACGACGACCATAAGAACCAAGCGGCGGCTTGGAAGTTACTAATGGATCGTATGTTACCTGTTAGCTACTTTGAGAAAGATAACGCTAGTGGTGGTCGTCCTTCAGTGTCAATTACGATTAGTGGCATAGGTGACCCTAAGATTTCTACTGAAGAAGACATTATTGAAGCGGAGATAGTCGATGACAACAAAGAATGAGCTAATAGAAATTGTCAAAGAAGACTTAATCCGTCACGAAGGATATGTTACTGAGATCTACCTGTGTTCTGAAGGGTATCCTACGTTTGGTATCGGCCATATGGTTACTGAGACTGATATGGAGCATACGTGGCCTGTAGGGACACCAGTCGAGGACGAAAGGATTCTGGATGTCTTTAAAGAGGACTGTGAGGCCGCCTACAGCGACGCCTGTGCTATCTTTATGAATCTTGATAGTCAACCTATGGATGTCCAAAGGGTCTGCGTTAATATGGCGTTTAATCTAGGGCGTAACCGTCTATCTAAGTTCAAGAACATGATTCGTTACGTCAACGAAGGTAACTACCTGATGGCCGCTAATGAGATGATTAACTCTAAATGGTACGGTCAGGTAGGTCGTCGTAGTAAAGAGTTGGTTGATATTATGAAGGACGTTAATGTCGACTGAACTTAACGTCGAGTTACTTCCTTGGCAACAAGAGGTCTTTAGCGACCCTACACGATTCAAGATTGTTGCGGCAGGTCGTCGTACTGGTAAGTCCAGACTAGCGGCTTGGTTGCTTATTATTAATGCACTGCAAACAGAACGTGGTCATGTCTACTATGTTGCCCCCACCCAAGGGCAAGCTAGGGACATCATGTGGACAACTCTGCTAGAGTTAGCCAATCCTGTGATTAAAAGTTCTCACATTAACAACCTTCAGATTACTTTAATCAATGGTTGTACAATCTCATTGAAGGGTGCTGACAGACCAGAAACCATGCGTGGTGTCAGCCTCAAGTTCCTAGTTATGGATGAGTATGCTGACATGAAACCGTCAGTATGGGAACAAATCTTACGTCCTGCCCTAGCTGACCAAAAGGGCGATGCAATGTTTATTGGCACACCAATGGGAAGGAACCACTTCTATGAATTGTATCGCTACGCTGAGCTTGAAGATGATGACAGCTATAAGGCTTGGCATTTCACATCTTATGACAACCCACTACTCGACCCAAACGAAATTGATACAGCTAAGAAGTCCATGTCGTCCTACGCATTCCGACAGGAGTTCCTTGCATCGTTTGAAGCAATGGGTAGTGAAATCTTTAAAGAAGATTGGCTACAGTTTTCTGATGATGAGCCTGACGACGGGGATTATTATATTGCAGTCGACCTTGCGGGTTTTGCTAATGTTGAATCTGCGACTAAATCCAAAAACACCCGACTCGACCAAACAGCAATAGCAGTCGTTAAAGCAGGGCCGGAGGGTTGGTGGATAGCAGACATTATACATGGCAGATGGGACATCAAAAAGACCGCCAAGAAAATATTCGACGCTGTAGAACACTATCGTCCTGTAGCGGTTGGTATAGAAAAAGGAGCCCTAAAGAATGCGGTACTGCCTTACCTTACCGATTTAATGAAGTCAGGGCAACGGTTCTTCAGGGTGGAGGAACTGACCCACGGGAACAAAAAGAAAACTGATCGTATTGTCTGGGCTCTTCAAGGACGCTTTGAGCACGGTCAGATTACACTGAACAAAGGCGAATGGAACACGGAGTTTATGGACGAACTGTTTCAATTCCCTAATGCGCTAGTGCATGACGATTTAGTCGATGCTCTAGCCTACATTGACCAACTAGCTAAAGTAGCGTACTACTACGACTACGAAGAAGACGACTACGAAATCCTAGATGCAACCGCAGGATATTAAAATGCAAGACGACTACAAAGGACTATACGAGACTGACACTGCCGGGTGGATCATGGCAAAATGTGACCAATGGCGTGACCACTACGAATCCAATTACGCTGAGAACTTTGAAGAATACTACCGCTTATGGCGTGGTATCTGGGATCCATCAGACTCCTTACGCAACTCAGAGCGTTCACGAATTATTTCTCCTGCACTACAACAAGCGGTTGAGAGCAGTGTTGCTGAAGTTGAAGAGGCTACGTTTGGCCGTGGTAAGTTTTTTGACATCCGTGATGATTTACAAGATCAAAATAAAAACGATATTGCATTCTTACGCAGACAACTAGACGAAGACTTTAAAATCACTAAAGTCCGTAAGGCTGTCTCAGAAGCACTCATCAACTCTGCTGTATTCGGCACGGGTGTTGCTGAACTGGTCATTGAAGAAAAGAAAGAGATGGCTCCTGCTACCCGTCCTATTATGGAAGGTGCGATGGAAGCTGTTGGTGTTGAGATGCGTGACCGCTTTGTCGTTAAGATTAAGCCCATCCTCCCACAAAACTTCTTGATTGATCCTGTTGCAACAAACATTGAAGATGCACTGGGTGTTGCTGTAGATGAGTTTGTTCCTAGACACCAAGTAGAGATGTTGATTGAAGACGGAACCTATCGTGATGTCGTTCTTGAAAACACCTATCCTGATGTTGACCTTGAGCCAGATCAAGACCTCACTATCTACGATGACGACAAAGTACGTCTAACCAAATACTACGGACTAATCCCTACTTACTTGTTTGAAGCAGAGATGCAGAACGAACTAGACGAGGATGAAGAAGTTGCTGATTTGGTAGAAGACGACGACGAGGAAACCAAAGGCTACACTGAAGTTGTGTGTGTTATTGCTAATGGCG